TAGGACCACCGTTACCACCACCATTACCATTACCATTCATCTTCATAGTACCGTCACCCTTCTTAGATGCAGTTTGAATTCCAAAGCTAGCTAAAACTCCAGTAAAAACCGAAGCTATAAAAGTTGGATCTATTTTTTGTTGTGGTATACCTGGAATCGCCACATAATTAAGAGTCAATATTCCACCCGACCAGGCAAGAACGGTTATTCTCACTGCGGTTGAGATGATTGCTGCTTGTTCGTCAGCATCTGGTAGTAGTGCGGCTTTTGCCTTGCCAAAGAAACCTTTCTTTTCTTCTTTGACTTCTTCTTCTACTACTTCTTCTTTTATTTCTTCAGGCATTTTTATACATCAAGGCCATTCTATTTATCAAGAAAATCTGCTTTAGTTGGAACTACAAAAACATTACCAGAAATTGAAATGCGATAATCATCAGTAGTGTAAAATGGATTAACAGAATGATTTAATCCAGCAGGAAAGAATGCCATCTTCCAATTCCAACTACTATCTAAAGGAAAATATTTTGCTGCTTGAAACCCCATAGCATCGATATACCTAAAGGAAAACATAGCAGTCTCATTACCATTAGGTTTATATTGTGCCATCTCAACATCTATATTATCCCAAGGTATTTGAACCCATATAACAAAAGAGAATGCTCCATTGTGAATATGAATAGGATTAAAATCATGCTTCTTTTGATAGTTAATCCACAAACCTTGTAATTCAAAATCATACTCGTCAACATTTACAGGAGACATATGATTTACTTTAAACTTAAATTGTTTTTCATATTCATATGACAAAGTTCTCATCAACCTAGAAATCTTTGGTGTAATAGGTAGATGATATTCTTCAGCAAGGTGTCCTTTCAGACCTGCTCTTGCATCTAACTTTTTATCTTTCTGTATATTATGAATAGACACCTCAATTTCTTCCCGAACTTCAGGTGGTACTTCTGCTAATAGATAACCAGGTGAATGAAACCACTCAACATGTACATCAACTTCAAAAGGTTTACTCATTCGTTTGCTTTTTTTTACCAATGTTATATTTGGACTCTAAAGTCCATTCGCTTTTTTCTTTATAAGCGATCACTTTTATCTGACTAAGCGGTGCTGCTTCAGATATAGATTCCTCTTTAACGATCTGTACTAGACCCCAATCAGATAGAAGTTTAACTATTCTATTTCTTCTTTGTACATCATTCTCAGATAGATTTGCTTTCTTACCATCAAGAGCAAATAATTCTTTAAAATGTACTATGTAATACTGTCCCTTCTTATGAAGGATATGACAAGATTGATACAACTTCTTTTCTTTACGAGAAGCAACACCAATACGTGTAAGAGTTTCACGAACTTTAAGGAAATCATCAGGCTCCTTTAAATTCACCTCCACCATATCATCTTTAGTCCACTGGACTTCGACTTCATTCATCTCTTACCTCCTTTATTCAGTTTTTCTTTGATGTAGTTAAGTTGGTCTGGAGATAAAATCCCTAATGCTTGTTTGGCTTTTTCATTACTATAACCATAGTATGATTTAATGCATTCAAGATCTTTCACCTTTTCCTTTTTACCCCAAGGAGAATATCTCCTCTTAGGTCTCACTGTATTTAGATAAAACGAATATTGTAATTTCTTATCCAAGTTAGGATACCGATTCATCTCATTAGCAAATGCTAGTGTGTCCATATGATGTGACATACATTTGTTAATGACATAAGGAGGATAATTCTTTTCCCAACCAGGATCATCTTGCATAAGATTTTCCTTATTGTTATTAATACTGTTCAGGTAATCCTTAAGAGGATACCGATCATCATATGGCATAGTTAGTTAAGACAAGTTCTTTGCGTTCTTGCTGTTCTTTCATGTAGTCACCTGTACTACGCATAGTATAAGTTAAATCAAACTCAGCAGCGTTCCAGTCTTTAAAGCGATCTTTAATCACCTGACTACTATTGTATGATATCATTTGATGGTTAGTTTGTCTATCACAATCTTCTGCAAAATGATCATGGTCAAAGTACTTATGTAGATCACCTTTCTTACCATAGAGTTTATCTCCAATCTCATAAGGAGGATCTAGATAAGTAAATATTCCTTTATCATCAGTCAACATCCTATCATAAGATAGATTAGTTATAACCCAGTTCTGTATCACCACCGAATATGCTGGTAACTTTTCTATCCCTCGTAAACTAAAGTTACTGTCTGAGGCTTGTTTGGAGAAGGAACTCGATTCGGTAAGACCACTGAAAGAACACTTATTAACAATATAAAAACTAACAGCACGGGTAACGAGACTGGCTCCCTCATCGTTAACCAATTCTTTACTTTCCAGAAAAAGTTCACGTGCTCTATCTGGGGTTGGGTATTTTGTTTTAAAGATTTTGAGCCTGGTCGTAATTTCATCTGGTTCGTGTTGTAGTTGTTGCCAAAAGTTTGCTAAAGGTTCATACAAGTCATTAACCCATACCTCTAAATGAGGATAAGTTTTTGTAATGTATAAAGCAACAGAACCACCTCCAAGGAAAGGTTCTCTATACTCTTTATACTTATTCATATCTGGTAAGAAGCGTGACATCTTTGTGATAGCACGAGACTTACCACCAGGATAACGAAGAGGGGTTTTCAATGATTTCATTTAGGTAATCTGCGATTAAAGTTCCAGTAATCAAATTTTTGCCATATGTAATATACACCAATTAGAGTTCTTTTAAGAAACTCTTCCAATAATATCAATCCAATAAAGAAATAATCCTCTAAGGTTTTCACTTCTTAAATACACCTAACTTAGATAGTAACCAAAGTGTTACTATTGTCCACCCTATAACATACCACATTATTTTTTTGTTGTGTTACTTCTTGTTCTGTTATGAATTGCTATGAACTTATCTCCAGCAAATGTACCACCAAGACACACATCAATCTCATCACCATCCACCCAATTAACATCACCATTCATTTTGGTGTGTTGCATTGCAACTTGGATTTCGTCAATTACTTTTTGTGTTAGTCTCATCAATAGTACCTTGGTCCTGATCCGATCCCTCTTTCTACTTCAACAACTATGGCATCCATTATACGATTAAATGATCTTGCCATTTGACGATAACCAGAACCAACATAAAGTTGTCCTGCTAAAACAGATACAGTAGCTACACCCCAGAAAAGATAATAAAATCTAGATTTAACTTGTGCTCTTTGTTTTTGTTTTCTTGAACCCCATTCAGGTAATGGTGGTGTCGGATAAGAATTAGTCATAATATAATTAGTCTATCGATATTATACTACATGTCTAAGATTTTTTCAAGTGGGTTAGGTAAATCAATTTTTTTAATACGTTCTGTTCTAGGTTCAGTTCTTGGATTACCTTCCAAATATCGTACAGCATTCATAACACCTTCAAGATTATCACCCAACATTCCTATAGATCTATTACAATCAGCACATAACCATCCTCTATGTTCCTCTGTAGATCTAATATGATCTGCATGCACATCAGTAAAATCAGGAAGATATTTTCCACAACACTGACAAAAATCTGGAAGAGGTTTACCAGAGTTTTTTGCATCCTCTCTAATCTTATTTGTTATAGTTTGATTTCTACTATAACACTTCTTACATGTATTGGTAGTTCCATCAGTACATCTTTTTCTTTCTACTCTAAACAAATCTAAAGTTTTTATTTCTCCACACTGTTTACATTTTTTTGATTTTGTAATATCAATCTCAGTAAGTATATAACTCCCACCATTTCTAACTTGAGGGAACCATTTTTTCGGTGTCATTTAAATTCACATTCCAACATCAATTGAGTTAAGCAAGCAAGTAAATTAATCTCTTGATCTACAACAAAGGCAGCCTTGTATTGATACTCAGCAATAATGAGAACTGCTGCAGCAACACTAGCACCAGTCATTGAACCTGCTAGACTATCATACAACTTTCTCATAATAGAAGTTGCATCACTATCTATATTTTGAGTTACCCATTTTTTAACATCATTAAACTTTTTCTCTTTAAGAAAGGTTACTAGATTATCAACATTAGCATCATTCAGCGTTGCCAGGATGCCCGTATTGATTGATCCCGTGGAGCTATAGCGTTGTAGTTCATTGATGGTTCTTCTGAAGTCTGGAAAATACTTCTGTATAACTTCAACAAGAACTGATGAGTTATACTCAACTTTCTCTGCTGTAAGGATCTCTCTACATCTAGTAAAGAATTCTGCTGCAAGTTGTTGTTTTGTTTTTCCACGAACATTAAAATCAATTACTGTTGTTCTACTATGTAACGGTTCTATTATTTTATTCTTAAAGTTACACGTGAATATGAACCTACAATTCTTTTGGAATTCCTCAATCGACGCACGTAAGAGGAGTTGGACATCTGGTGTTGTATTATCTGCTTCATCAATAATGAGAACTTTGTGACGACTGCTAGATGTAAGAGAAACAGTACTAGCAAAGGATTTTGCCTGATTGCGAACAGTGTCCAAGAATCTACCTTCATCAGACCCATTAATGACATAACTATCTACTCCTAATTCATTACATAATGCCTTTGCAATAGTTGTCTTACCTACACCAGCAGTCCCAGAGAGTAGAAGATTTGGTATCTCTCCTTGCTCTATGAAACTCTGGAAGGTATTCTTCACATCTGTAGGAAGTATACAGTCCTCAACTTTCTGAGGTCTATACTTCTCTACCCATAAAAAATCACTCATAGTTTATTATCTTGATGGGTCACGTATTCTAAAACTTCCTTATCGATCATACTATACAAACTTTCCCAAGTCAATGTATCTCTTAATTTAGATGCTATGTTACCTATATCATCTCCATTAAGGAACACACCCCTTACTATCTTTTCAGAATAGTCTCCATATTGAGTTTGAAGTTTTGCTCTTGCCTCTACCAACTTGTTAAGGTTGATAGTGATCTTCACATCATTATCAATCATAACCAATCTGGTTTTCTGGATGGGTCACGTAGATAATTATCTGCAACCCAAGGTTTGCTGCTAATGTAATTTTTGTAAGCAGTAAAAGTGTCAATGCTTGTGTCATGTTTATACTCATCAGGCATAGCTCGTGTAAAGGATACAGGAGAAGGACAACCAGGAAATAGATTGTCAGCATAGTCTAGCGTATATTCGCAACTATGTACTTTATTGTAACGGTGTGTATACTCAGCACATAGTGCAAGACCATGTGCTATTAACCAACGAAAGTTACTCTGTGCCCATATTGTACAAGGGTGATTACGAAATGCACCCTTAGCAGTAGCATAAAAACCACCGCCTTTCTTTGGTAATAAACCAAAGTTGTGACCCCAGTCTTGACATGCAACAATAGAAAGCATTTGACATGTTTCTAATGGCATCTTGACTACATGTTTGTCAGGTAATACTTGTGCTGATACAATAGGGTCGGGGTCAGTCACAAAAATGTTCATGTGTTTGGTTCGAGTGCTATAAAGTATTTGATACCCTCTGCTTGAAAGAGAGCAACGTTAGACTTACTTATTGTAACATCATAATCAGCAAGAAGCAACTTCAAGTTCTCAACTTTGAAACAATAACAGAATGTATCCTGTGTATCACCTACCTTAACAGAGTAACTATTAGAAGTATCATTCTTCTTATCAGTTACACGTAAACTCATCTCAGTGCCGTCACCATATAAACATAGATCAGGTAATTGATATACTGAAGCAGCACGTTGTAGTTGTTGTAAAGTTGTAGCATCTAAAGCAAAGTTAACATCCTCAGATGGAAGATCGATTTCTTTATCTGGTGGTTGTGTAATAATATCAGGGTCAGCATAAAAGAACCTAGTCTTAGATCTACCCTTAGTGTCACTTACAGTGACATAATTATCTTTTGATGTGTCAATAGATGGTTGCTCAAATAGAGATAGACCACCAAGGAATACACCAAGATCATATATGGACAGTTGAGAATCAAATTCTTCATCAACATCAGCATAAACAAGAATGTTCTTATTGATGCTTAAGGTACTCAACTTGTTGCCTGGTTTAATAACAAGAGACTTGTTAATAGAACAAAAGTTCTTAAGGACTTCAATTGTTGGTTTGGATAATACAGTCATTTACTTGTCATAATCTACGGAAAAGGGGGTAGCTCCAGTCTGGGTAGCATACGATGCTGCTGTTTTGTCATTGAAGTGACAAAGTAACACAGCATAGTGGATAATCTTAATGATATCCTTACGTGCTGTACCCTTTCTATCATACCTTGAGGCATACTTCAATATGTTAGACCTACAGAATGCCTCTGCGTCACCACATGCATCAATCAAGTCAAGTGTCTGAACATTGTTTGAGGAGTAGTGACCTCTGTAAGTTCCACTAATATAATCAGAGACCTCTTTCAAGATCTCATTTTCATTGTACTTCATAAACCTTGTCTAGATTTGTTTTTAATAATAATTTGATCATTTGCATGATCGGGTACAAATTCTAATACGTCATCATGTGGCCACATCATTTCTTCATACAAAGCATTAAGGCGGTCCATGTCCTCCCAGAGATCATTTACATGTCGGGGGTCGGGATCCTCCCCCCACACATGCTCCTCTGGTTCTAATTCTCCATGCATTAATAATTCTCCTCGGTAGTGTCTTCACCAGCGTCAACCTTAGTATAAAGATCTAAGAATGATTGCTTAGTATCATCATCAAATCTATTTACACAGTTTGTTATTGCTTGTAAACGATCACCAAAGATGGTGTATGCTTGTGCAATGTGTACTAGACGACGTGTTGTGATTACTTCATCCACTCCTCCATCGAAGAATGTTTTACGTATCACTCCTGCCCATTTTACCAGATTTTCAGCAAATGTCAATTCACATCCAACATTCTTTAGTATCTTTTGTTCAATAACAGGTGATGGATACTCTTGCTCAAAGGTTATTGGGAACCTTTCAAGGAAGGCTTCGTTGAGCACGTTAGTTCCAACAAATCTTCCGTCGTCTGAACCTTTACCTTTAGTATTTGCGGTGGCAATAACTGTGAACCCTGCTGCTGGTTTGACGTATCTTCCAGTCTTTTTAAGGAAAATTCCTTTACCTTCAAGGACGGACTGGAGACAGAGTATCTTGTTTGAGGCAAGGTCGATTTCGTCAAGGAGCAAGACAGCCCCTCTGTCGAGAGCTTCAACAACTGGTCCGTTGTGCCAAACGGTGTCACCATTGACAAGACGGAAACCCCCGATAAGATCATCTTCATCTGTTTCTATTGTAATGTTAACACGTATCAATTCTCTATTTAGAGATGCACATGTTTGCTCTACCCCCAATGTCTTACCATTACCACTAAGACCAGTAATAAACACAGGGTAAAACTGTCCAGAATTAATAACCTTCTTGAGAGACGGGGCATTCCCGAAGGGTACATAGTTCGGATCACTTTCTGGAACATAAGAAACTTTTTGTGTGACGGGTTCAGCAGCAGGTGCTTTATATGATTTTTCAATATCCAATGCAGTCAAGTCCCAAGTGCCTCTACCCTTCTTAAATTTCTTAAGACGTTTAAGAACAGTAGGATAAGAAATCTTAAATTTGTTTCCAGCAGCTCTTAATGCAATAGTATCAACTTCATTGCTAGGAGCATGCTTATCCTTTAAATAAGAAATGATTTCTTGAGCAGTAACTTCAGACTTGATTGGCATGGATCTCTTTTGATTATGTACTAATTATAGCATCAAAATGGATCTTGCAACCAATCTTTAGACAGTTTGTAAACTGTCCTCAGAAGTGATCACCCTTGCTGGAACTGGATCACGTGGTCTCCACCTATCAAACTCAACCTCATTATGCCATGATATGATTGTTTTTCTACAATCTTTTTCATTTATTGTTGGAGCACGATGTACAATAAAACTAGGGAAAGTTAATATATCACCTTCTTGTATACAATCTACCTTAGAGATATCACCATTCAAAGTATTTAAAATTTCTGTAGGTGGAGAACCTTCAGGATGTTCGAGGTAATAAACTGAAGTGAACATTGTCTTATCATGTACATGCCATCTATGTTCAAAACCTTCTTCATACTGTTGGAACCATATGTTTCCCATCTCCATCCTATTGTACCTAAGATCATCTACAAGAACTTTTTGCATATGATCCATCATATCATCTTTAATTGGTTCCCAATAAGGTGGAGTATACTCTGCAACTTCAGGTCTATAATCTGTCCAGATTTTCATACCTTCTGCAGAAATTTCTTTCCTCATAGGATCATCATTTATTGCAGTAAGTACAAATGTCTTATATGCATCATGTGCTAAAAATGGTTTAATAACGCAAGGAGCATCAACGGTAAAATACTTCATTCCCAAATTCTTTTTAATTGTCTAATGTCAGTTGTTCCAAATATTGCTTTGCATTTTTGTTCAGCATCTTGTCTTAAGTTAGATGGACATAGAAACTCAACCTTCTGCAATCTATTTGATTCTAATAGTATATATGCCTCCCACTTGACTGGTTTCATAGAGCAACCCTCATTATTGGTTTATCAAATAATACATTATCTATGTAATTAGTTGCAAAGTCTTTATCAAATAATTTTTCTAAAATACCACGTGTCTTATCATTCTTTCTCTGTTGATCACAGTAATAGATTTGATCATCAAACCTCAACATTGTCTTAACCCAATCAGTATCTCGTTCACATTTATTAACTTCAAGAAGATATATTCTAAGGTACTGCATAACAAGACAATAAAAATTTGCAGTATCTATATCTTCACTTAAACGTGTGAACTTACAGTAAGGTGAGAATACATCATCACCCCACAGTGGCAATGGTCTTTTACCTTTAAAATTATATTCATTACTAATCTCTCGTATATCATCCCAATTATCATAACCCTTTATAGGAGAAATGTCAACAATAGCAGCAGTTACTGTTTTCTCAGTAGCAACAATATCACATCCAAATATAGGAAGATTGTAATTTGGGTCAGGAAAAAATACACAGTGTAATATTTTTAACCCTTTAAGTTCTGCTAATTCTAAATGAACTTTCCTAAGTTTAGCAGTCTTATACATTGTATTTTTAATAATAAGATCATCTTTCTTAACCTCTTCTATAGGACACTTTAATGGTTCTACATCAGGTAGATCTTGCATAGTGTATGAAAGTAATACTGCTATGTCTTGTACTATATCATTCTGCATAACTAAAAAAGAACTCCTTGATTAATTTTTCTGATTCATCTTTACCAAACTGATGGGAAAGATAACTTGATATGGGATCTAGTCTTACCATATAACTATCAAAATCTTTATACAAACTAGTATCAGTACCAGTAGGTTTTGCTTTATCTATCATCTCCTTATAGAGTGACAGATAGTATTTGAATGTTGGTAAGAATGTATCAACTCCATCCATCTCACAATACCTTACAAAGATATTATCAGAGAAGTGATTACCCTTCTCAAAGAAACGATAGGTCTCTGTTGTCTGAGGTAGTGGTGGGACTTTCAATAGATAATTTTCTACTGGATGTTGGAAGTCAAATACTATTATAACTTTCTTTTTATTAAACCCCATCAAATCCATACCAAAGCAAGGAAGATTATGTCCAGTCTTAGGGTATATTATATTGTTATGGATATCAATAGTGCCATCCCATATATCAACGTGTCTAGATTTAATAAAATACTTACCAGAGTATAGATCAGCAGTAAGATTTACTTCTCTTTTATTCTTCCAAGTTGTGTGATTACTTTCAAATTTTAAATCGGGAAACGTATCAAATACTGCTTCCCTATATCCTTCCCAAATACTCATGCTATTTGCTCCACAAATTTATTTAAGATAGTTTTGTTTGTCATCTTAGAACCCATGTGCTTTTTAAATGCACGACTAAGTTCTGCCCTCGTTGCTACTTCACCCTTCTGTTTAACTTCAAGGTCAGAAGTTCCTTCACCCATACCCTGAGATGGTATAAAGAATGCTTCAGTATATCCTAATAGTTTTTTAACTGATGAGAACTTTTCTTTACTCCACTGATGTTCCATTCTATTTGCATCTTCAAAATCTAGAACACGAAGAGTTCTCTTCATTTCGTTCTTACTACAGATACGAATACCTATCCAATTGAAATCAGTAATCTGTCTATAGAAATTAACAATTTCTTTAGTGGTCATGTAAGGACTAGGAGAAATTTCACAACTGTAACCAGTTCTACTATCTCTTAGTATATACTTAATACCACCATAACGCAACTGTCTTGTGCAGTATTCACTTTCATTTGTATAGTAACCAGCACTTTCTTGAATTATTGATAATGGATTTGATTCACCATCTGTTAAGCAAACTACATTAACTTTTTGTACCTTCTCAACACTCTTCATTAGATTAACTAACTGTGGTGTACACATTACAGCATCAGCAAGAGGAGTGCCTCCCAAAGTATACTCTTGTACAAACTGGAACCTATGACCACTCATAGCAAATGCTTGTAAGTAAACTAACTCCATAGATTTTTCTAGAGACTTTTTGTTTTGTCTTGAAGAAAAGAATTCTAGAAGTCTAAAACCAGGATCAAATCCAAGTGTAGTTTTATCATCATCCAATGTAATTGCTGGATGAACTCCACTACTATTCCAAACATTTTGGAATGCATAAACTCTAAATGGAATTTGTGCTTTCCTACAGAACCATACTAGATTATATGTTTGCTTAAGAGTATCCAATAAACAATTACCCATAGATCCAGACCAATCAAGGAAGAATACTAATCCATGATTTTTACCTTCTGGAATTACCGTAACTCTTTTAAAGATATCATCACTCAATCTATACTTGTATAGAGATTGTGTATCAAGAACACCAGTCTTAGATGTTGCTGCTCTCTTATACTCATCAGCAGATTTCTTCATCTCAAACTGTTTTAAAAGATAGTTGACACTACGTTGTGCATCCTTCTTATATGTTTTGTAATGATCTTCACCATAAGTAATACTCTCTCTACGATAATCATGATCATTCTTATTACTAGAAGTAAATCCATATATTCCAAAATTCAAATCTTCTTGTATTTTTTTATGTGATACCAGCACCTTATTAAGATCTATTTTAGGAAGATCTAGATATTTCCACTCTTGTGCTTTATCATCAACTAAAGTTTCTAAACTCTCTTGTAATGCTGTATCAGTAATACTCTCAGTCTCTTTAACTCCACCCTCCATTCCTCCAATCATATCGTCATCATACATAGCATCTTCTAATTCATCAAGTTGCTGTTCAATTGACTTTTGATTACTAGGTGTTTTATCTTCACCTTCACCTTCACCTTCTTCCGTATTTTCAGGTTGGTACTCTTGCTCTAACTCATTACCAGCAGCAGGATTGTCCCAATCAATATCTGCCTGTATAGGTTGCTGTTCTTCATTTGCTTTGTCTTGTGACTTTGCCCACTCATATAACTCTCTAGAAAGTTGTAAGACATCCTCAAATGTTTTTGTAGTTGCTACACGATCAACCCATACTTGTTCCTCAGCATTAAATTCTATTTCATTATTACCTTTAAAAAATAAATTAATACGATCAATAAATGCTAGTTCTGATATATTCTCATCTCTAACTCCAAAGAAATCTTTATGCCATAGTTCTCTATACCCTTGATAGAATGATCTCTTAAGACCAGGATAAGTCTCTTTCATCATACGCTCAATACGAGCATCCTCTATGACGTTTACAAACCCTTTAGGAGCATCAATTGGAATATTGGGTGTGTATAGAGCATGTCCAACTTCATGTCCTACTAGAAGGTCATAGATTGTACCAGATGCATCTTTCCAAATAGGTAGTGTCAATACACGATTATTAACATCAAACGAAGCAGTCTGAACATTACGATGTTCTACAGTAAGATTTTCTGTAGCTAATAGTTTAGCAAGAGTGCCTTTTACTTCGGTGTTAACTGTCATTGTTTTCCTCTGATGTATACATCATAGCATTAACAGAGAGGTTTGCAGGGATTGGTGTGCCACTTTCATGACCGTCACCCCAGTGTCTTATGACCCCTGCAGTAATAAAACAGTTAGTGACGAGATAAGATATGAAAATAACAGAACGTACCAGAACAATGTGATTGTCGTAGCGTTTAGTTTTTGCATCAGAGAATGAACCCAGTGCATACTTCCATATCCTCCATAGGTTAATCATTTAAATAAATGGTGTTTTGATGTACCAGCATTATCATTCGATATATTTCCAATGCCAGTCTCTTCGGTTTCATGAAATTCATATTCCCAATCTTCTATCACAGTGTTTGCTAACATCTGATCACTAAGAAGATACATTTCCTTATCTGCTGTTTCATAGTCTGGTGCGTCAAACCAAAAATCAATACACTTACCAATTCTCAATAGATGAGGTTCAAGAGAAGGAGCAACTCTTTTGACATTATTCATCACGGCATTACCAGCAGCATCTGATACAGACCCTCTCAACTTCACATTCACAGTTGCTTTAAATCTCATGACATAGGATGGAATAAAAGATCAGGGAAGAAGTAGTTAAACATAATAAGAATAACTGCTGTAATAGTCAACCATATAGTTGCTACAACTGGTGCAGATCTAAACCATTTTGTACTAAAGATTTTGAATAGTGATTTCATTTAACAGTCTGATAGGTTAGGGTGTTCTCCTGTGGCATAGTAAGCAGCAGCATTTTCACCTGCTGACTCGCAAGTGTATTCATCTGCTACACCAGGAAATGTGGGATTGAACCCAGATCCAAAAGATCCTCCACCTCCATTATTCATTCCGATTCCACACCCCATTAAGAGAAGGGGTGTAAGGAGTAGTAAATGTTTCATTCTTCCTCTAGTAATTTTGAAAAATCATTGACCTTTTCAAATCTAAGACAACGCTTAAACTTGTCCATAAGTAAGTCACCCTTATGTGATATAACAAATAGATTAGTTCCTTCACCTAACTTTAAAAGTATAGAAAGTAACTCTCCTGTTGCAGATGCATCTAGAGAACTATCAAATACCTCATCAAGTATAAGAAGATTAGTAGCAGCAGAGTTCTTCATCCTTGCTACTTCTCTCCATGTAAAAAGAAGAGCTAAGTCAATCTTCTGTTTCTCACCTTCGGAGAAAGAAGAATAACTAAACTCATCCCTAAATCTACTCTTGATTACTTCATTAAACTCCTCATCTAATGTGAAGTTAAAAAAAGTATCCATACTATGTAAGTACTTATTGATTAAATTATTAAAAACTGGTATATACTTCTTAATGATTTGCTTCTTAATGCCAGAGTCCTTTAACAAATTACCAACTATTTGATACTCATCTAAAGTTTTTTTAACTTCTGCACAACTAGATTGAGTTTGTGATAATTGTTCAGATAACTCTTTAAGTAGTTTCTTTTCCTTATCTATGTTAGGAGTATTGACATCCAACTCGTTAAGTTCTTTTTCTATTTGAAGATTTTCTTTCTCTATACGAATAATTTCTCTTTCAATAGAAGAGATTTCACTACGCAATTCATACAATTCTAAAGAAAATGTTTCGTATTCAGTTAATTTATCTACTGCTTCTTTAATATTTTCTTTATATTTAGTAACTGTCTTAGTTAATTTAACTCCTTGTTTACTTAAACTTGACATTCGACTTTTCTTAAAGTCCTTACCAATCTCCTGAGTACAGGTAGGACACTGATCATTAGTTTCAAAAAACTTTGCTTCTTTCTTAAGACGTTTTAATTCTGTATTTGATTCCCTTTCATCTCCACGTAAAGATTGTAGTAGTTGTTTATGTGTATTCATTCCCTCACATAAGATTTCCACCTCTTGCAGATGGTCTTTTTTTGTTTCTTTTATTGACTCTTTTTCTTTTATTTTACTTTCATTTGATATAGTTTTATCATTTTTTTCTTTCTTTCTTGTTTTATTAACTTCTTTTAAAGAATTTATTAATTTTTCCTGAGAAGAAACACGTTCTTCTGCACGATCCATCATATAAATACAGTCTTGATTTGATTTATTTGAAGCACGAATTCTCTCCTTAAGGAGTGTATTCATGTCTGAGAAGATCTGGATGTCCAATAGATCTTCGATAACTTCTCTCCTGATACTTGCTCCGAGTTGCATGAATGGGACAAATGTGGATGAACCAAGAATGACGACTTGGGTAAAACTCTTGAAGTTGAGTTTGAGGACTGTTTGTTCGAGGTACTTTTGGGTGTCACGTGCTGCTGCATCTTGATCTACTAATTTGTTATTTTTATATACTTCAAAAGTATTGGGTTTAATTCCTCTAAAGACACGATACTCATCCTTACCAATAGAGAATGTAACTTCTACTTTTGTACCCTTCTCATTGATACTATTGACCATCTGTGATCTAGTAATCTTACGAAAAGGTTTATTGAATAAAGCAAAGCACAGAGCATCTAGCATAGTAGACTTCCCTGCACCGTTTGATCCTACAACTAAAGTTGATTTGGAATTTGTTAAATCAATTTCAATCCATTGATCACCAGTGGAAAGAAAGTTTTTCCACTTAAGAGTTTCAAATGTAATCATACTTTAGGGATAATCAATTCATCTTTAGAAACAACTGAATATTGATAACCAAAATTATCACAATTAACAGCAACAGATTCCTCATCTATCTCCATTAATTCTAATGGATGTGCATAATCATTAGCCTCTAAAAGAGTTTTATAACGTTCAGCATCATCCTTCTGTACAAAAGATACTACTGTTCTAACGTTATTCTTATCCTTTTGAGAATACACACCACCAGTTTCTTTTTCAGTTAGAATAAACATCAGAGTTCCGAGGCTTCCATGTATAGAGATCGCATAATGTTCTTAACACTATCCTTACTGACTTTAAGATCTATCTCATCTATGTAGTTGTCCAATAAAGTCATAGTATCTTCGGTCTCTACGACTGAAGAACCACTCTCAAGATCAACACTTAGATCTTCTACAATCTTAAGATCAGCAAGACCAATGTCTTGAAGTTTTCTTACTGCATAATCAAACTTGGAATAATCACCTTTGTTTTCTACTATGAGTTTAACAAAGGTACCCTTCAGTTCATTTTCATCTGGTATATCAACACCATTATTATAGTACAACTTATAGAAAGTGTCAAAGGGATTTCTATAAAATGTTGTCTTATGAGTATCAGTATCTAAAACATGAAACCCTCTCTTCTGTGCATAATCATTCCAATACAACTGATAAGGGTTACCAAGATAATAACAATTATTTTTATTAGATTTTGTATGATAGTGACCAGAGAATACCTTATTAAACTTACTAAAGATATTCATATCAATACCATTATCCATTACATGACCTGGATGAGCTTCAAAACCGTTAAGCTCAAGATGGCCCATGCAGAGAGGTGCAGTACTTTCTGTGATGCTTCGTAAGGTTCTGTCACTGTTCTCATCACATATCCAAGGAAGAAATAGAATGTCAGTACCGTCATAATTACGGGTAGTGGGTTCATCGATAACATCTATATCATATCCTCCGAGCAACTCTTCTGGTGAGTTAATTCTTAATGTGTTCTTATAATATATGTCGTGATTGCCAATCAAGGCAGTCATGTTACATCCCAATTCTTTAATAGGGTCAAACCACATCTCCTTCGCTGCTTCGAGAGACATGTAATTAATAGACCTACGTTTATCAAAGGTATCACCTAGATTTATAATCTCTTTAATACCTGATGCTTTAATAAAAGGTATAACAATTTTACTATAGAACCTTCTATAGTGCTCTACAAAATGTAGATTGTCATTACGAACACCAAAGTGTTGATCTGTAATTAATAAAACTTTCATACTAACACCTATGGTATGGAGGGTTTGGTCCCATTACTTCATGGAAGAAGAATGCGAGAGTTAATCTTGTTTGATTTTTACCAAACGTTTGCATCCCATGTGGAGTTTGATTGTTGAAACAAAACATTCTGTTGTATACATTACTAACTCTTACAGTTTCTGTGTATTGTGAATGAAATCTATCATATGATTCCTTATACTCCTCATCCTTAATTGGTTCTCCTCTATAAAATTTACACTGTGCATCGTTGTCTTTAGGTTGACACCAAGCATATCCATTGTGTTCTTCATATATACTTGTTCCAGTATCAGGTTCTGGATATTTGTTCAAATATATTATACCACCAAATTTAACATCGTCATCCACATGTACCCACCCATGATTTTGAATATGATATTGATCATCATGGAATGGTTCTACCATTTGAAAATTAAGTGCAGCACCCCAGTTCATCTGATAGGTGTGATACCAATTTCTTAAAATCCTCTGACAAATATAATTATTCAAATCAGGATTGAGAACTTCTAATGTTTGTGTTCTTTTACCTGGCCATTGACCTCTAGGATCAGGTTGAAATTCTAGAGTTTTACAATACTCTAGAATCTTATCTGGATTTGGAAAGAAATCATCAACGATAGTTATCGGATACATTATCTTTTGGTATTCATCTCAACACGATTTTTAATTTGTGCCATATCAGCAGTTGCTTCACCATCAACTGAGAAGACATGCTCAAACCCAGACTTCTCTAAGATTTTTTCTTTGATGTCCATCTGTCGTTTCTCCTTAGCAATACGACGTAGAAACGCATAGTACACTATTTGTGTAAAATAAGCAAATGGATTTTTACTTTTAGCAGGATCAAAGTTATCTATGTATTGTATACAATTTTCTATACCATCGCAAACCATATCATCTTTATACATGTAGTTGATAAAGTTTGGTCTATACGATAGATGTTGTGCTATCTTTAAAAAACATCCACCGATATAATTATTGACACGGGGTTTAGGAAGACCTTTCTCCTTGGCAATATTAACCTTATCCTTGTACTTTACAATAGCAGCAAGAAACTCAGCGTTATTAACGTAATGCTCTTTCTTTTTTGTGGTACGCCTCATATGGTTTTTTTCCTTTGATTATATTGTAACAGGGCTTGACAAGAATGTCAATCACCTGTAGACTAACCATGTCAAGGGTTGAGGGATATATTATGTATTATATAATTTTTCAAATAGTTTTCTTGCATTATCTATCCTACCGAGATAACCTGTTGCGTCTTCTGCACTAGATCTTCTTTTAGTAGTTCTTTCTCTAACCTTATCTTCAGGTTCTAAACTTTTTATAAATGCCTCATACATAAAAATAATTTCTTTACTCATCGATGCGACACTCAAGATATCTTTTTCACGTATTATAAAAAATTCCTCGTCAGACATATTCATCCATTTATGAAACCCCATGCCTCTCATCATCTTGTTCTCACTTATTGGTTTGTCAACAATTTGAATACATACTGGGTCTTGTAGAAATGCTAAACTTTCCTTTGCATCTGTACCACCATAGTCTTCTACAGTAAGCACTGCTTTCGCAAGGATCTCCTCACCACTGACAAGTTTAAATACTCCGTGAAATTCTTCTTCGTGTTTAGCGTAGTTAAGTGTCATTAGTTTTGAGTTTAATCTCTACAATGTCATAATTAAAATTTTCTTCTTTGTAAATTTTTAATCTCTCAAAGAGATGGAGAAGAGTATAATTCTTCCCATTGTCTCTACTAATATCGTCTGCGATATCATACAAAGTTGCTACTTCTTTTCCCCTAGACTGTCGAAGTACCCTCCCGATAGATTGGAGATTTCTGACTCTGGACTTGGAGGGACTGGCGAAGACGAGGTTGTGCAACCGCCTAATGTTAATCCCAGTACTGAAAGTGCCATAACTGGCAACAATGATTTGATCATCTTCATTTTCAACTAAACTCCGTATATGTTCTCGGTCATCGACATCCACTCCACCATAAACTAAATGTACTGGTCTGTCGGTATGACTATTTATCATGTCATACAAAGGTAGACCGTGCTTCTCAACATAGTTGAATAGTACCAATGTGTTTCCCTTAAGGTCACACGCTAAGTTACGGATAAATTTATTACGTTGTTCATGTTCACAAAGGTAATCCATCTCATCTTGATACCCATCAAAGATTTGTTCTTGATGTTTAAGTACAATGACGTTAACATTTAATTTAGCAACATGTCCTTTCTTCATCAACTCAGATGTCTTAGTAACCTTAGAACATTTACCAAACACACCTTCTAATACTAATTGATTACAGTCTGTTCCATCTAACGTACCAGTAAATCCAATACGATACTTACATCCATGTAACTTATTCATAATTGTAGTAAGTGATTTAGCTTTAAATAAATGAGCTTCATCACCAATCACAACATCAAACCTTTCAAAAAATTTCCTTGGTTCCTTATAGATAGACTGCCAAGTTGATATAACTACATCATTCTGCACATATTTATCTTGTCCACCGTATATTTTATGGCAGTGGTACTCAGCGTTCCAACCATACTGTGTAAAATCTTTATACATTTGCTCGACAAGAGACGTAGTTGGTACTATAATAAGTATATTCCTCTTAACATTTACATGGAACCGAACTAATGCATAAATCATTAACGATTTCCCGCTTGCAGTTGGCGACAATAGGAGTCTTCTGTTGTATTTTAGGCACTCGTATATTGCTGCGTATTGGTAATCACGAGCCTTCACAGGAAGCTTTAAAGCTCGAACAAATTGAACTACAGACTGAGGCGTTACCAGAGAGTTCTCTTCCTTTGGAAATCCAAAGTGTTGACTTTCCAAAACCTGATATTGATATCCCCTTTCAGTTGCCCAGTCAGTTAGATAGTCTACTAAACCGCAATAAATTTCCCCAGTAGCAGGTGAGAATAAACGCACCTTACCATCCCAACCTTTGTATCTTCTCGTCTTCTGCATGTACTTTGCAGAGGGAATTTCAAAGGTAAAATATTCTGTTAACTCTTGTTTGAGATGAGGTTCTGCATCAACCTTTAAATAAACTTCATTCTTCTTACGTATAAGGAGATCCATAAAACCATGCCACAATAGATTTTCTCACATCATCAGATGTTACAGGACGTACTCTATGCCATTTTCCAGAAGGAAAAAATATAGCAGAACCTTTCTTACCTTTAAAGGTTTCGTATCTTGGATTAGTCCCTGGTTTATATATCTCCAAATCGAACTCCCCTCCCTCATACTCTTCAGGGTCACTCATAAAGAGGGTCATACTTATTTTTCTAACAACACCACGAATGGGTCTAGGGTGTTGATCAACGTGCCAATCATATAAACCACCTTTAGGATAGACACCAAACTGTACAGGTTCTACACCAGTTATATTAAAATTCCATCCAGCACTTTCATTTATTACCTGTACCATTTTCATTAGCATGGTCGAAAGTTTTTGATCTTTCAACCATGTTACTTGACTATTTCTTTTTGTTCCAGTACCTTCGTTTTCTTTATTGTTATAAAGAGTTGCAGGAATAAAATCTAAATCAGCACCTGCTATAGCAGTTCTTACAGTGTTTAACGATTGCTGATTAAAAGTTACTAATTTAAAATACTTGCCGTAATTCATTACATACCAGATTGAAACTTATCCCATTCAATAGCATTTTTAATCTGAAAGTTACGACCATTTATCTGTCGCAAAACACCATCAAGAAAGAATATCACTTGTTCTATATAGTCTATCTTGTACTGAAGTTTTCTGACCTCTTCATCACCGTCAATAAACATATTAATTTCTTCTCTAGTAGTCAGTTTAAAATCAAAAGGCACCTCTCTATACACTGTAGCAGGTGCCTTTCCTTTATAATATATCCACTTCTGTTTAACTAAACCTTTCATTTCACCTTCTCTTTCTTTCTTCATTAGAGAAAATGTATTATAAAATGCCATCCATCTTTGATGGAGTTGAGGGATCCTTACAGATTCCTCACCATACTTATCAGGATCTATGACACTATCAGTCTTCCACATCTCCTGAAGATTTTCTAAATTCATTATCTTTTAATCCACCTTGGTGCATAGAATACTAAAAATGAAGTAGTCCAAAATATTCCTAATGCTGCTGTATGCAACAACCTATTAGGATGAACTATTAATCCAATGGTTACCAGTCCTATCCAAGTATAATCTAATGTACCATGAAATCTATACCATACATTAGCACCGTACTTATCAATAAATTTATCTCTCTGTTTTCCGAACCACGGAGATACGTGTCTCATCATAACAAAACCCTCATTGAAAAACATGAGAGTGAAACCAATCCAGAATATCATATACCTTGATCCTTAGTTTTAGCAAAAAATTCTTTCATTGATGATGATACATCAGGTGGTTCTGGATAACCATAGTTATTCCTCTTCATCCATTTTTGTCTCAATGCACTCAGTAACCATGATTGAGAAAGACTTTTAGGACCATTCTCTAGTAATTCTAATTCATGCTTATTGGTAGTGTAAGCTTTCTGCTCCTCTCTCCAATTGCTATCATCCCATTCGGTGATTGGTTCTTTTCTTGGGTGATCTCCCTTTCTTAATCCCATTGGTTATACCTCCCATACCACAATATGTATAGACCTTAGTACCTTAGCACAGATTTATAAATTTTGCAACTACCTTCTCTTCTGACTATTCTTATTTCTTACTTCGTAGGTCATATACTTAAACATTGCTGTTGCAGTAAAATATTCATTATCAGTTTGTGTTACATCAAATGGTAGAGAAGTTAATTCAATAGGGAACAATTGTTTAAATACAACATCAAAATTGACAAGATTGTTATTGTTTAAAACTTGTAGTGTAGCATCTGAGAACCTAGCATCACTTTCTTGATTAGAAAATTTATTAACCCAATCTCTTCTTTCTTTAAAATCTTGTGGTGTACCTAATGCTCTTATCCAATTATGGATCTCCATATAGTTTTGTAGATCTTCATCAACTACAAACTCAAGAGAAAGATCACCATAAACAATATTACCTTCAATTGGAATACGTGCCATACCTCTAGTAGGAATATCTATATTACCTACAGACAATGATGGGATCTCTGCTTTTTGGCATAGAAAAGAAACCTTCTTTGCTTTTTCTAATAGGAAAATAAATCCTATTGGGGAAAGAAAGTTCTTATTTGTTATTTGATCTTGATACCAGTTTGCCATTATAGCAGTACTTTTTTAATTATTTATACCCACCGATTAACAACTAGTTCAACAGCATTACTAGAATCAATCTTTTGACTTTCTACTTTAAATCCTTGAGACTTAGCAACACTAGTTAGTAATTGTATACAATACAACTGTGTAATCTTTTCAAGAAATCTTTCTATTGGTATCTTACGAGACCAAGTTTGTCTATCAGTAATTAATTCATAACATTGAGTTTGCTTATTCCAAACAAACCCTATGTCATCACCTATAGTTACCTCACATCTTATTTTCTCATGATCATGTCCTATAGGATTTACTAACTCTCTATTAATATCAACTGGCAAACCATCAAGCATCAGTGCTTGAATTAATGCTGGTTTGTCTTTGATCTTCGTTTTGATTTTGCTGAAGTGTGACATAGTATTCTGGTTTGAGTTCTCGTGTTGAAACTGTACCAAGTGCTTCTTCAAATGGTAGTGTAATATCTAGGCACTGCTTTGACTCAGCACCTTGCACCTCTTCGGTAACTGTACCGTCTTGTGCGATAATAAACTTAATGGTTTGCTGAGGCATAATTAAAATTGTTTAGGATGGGTTACTACATCACCATGTATCTCACCGATGTCATCTATGTGAGCATGATCAATCTTCTCAATATGAAGATGTTCTAATGCATTAGCAATTCTTTCCAGTGAATTAGCAATGCGTGTAAATTCTTCGCTCATTTTCATAGGGTATATACCTTTCTAATATACCACAAGGTCTTACATATGTAAAGAACAAATGACACAATCAGGACATTCATATTCTTCTTCATAACTATGGAGTTTACCAATGATCTTTTCGTACTCCTGTTTTTTTGCACCAGTTTGATAATGTTGATAATATTCGCATGCCAATAAGATGCGGTTCATTTCCTTTTCGTTGAATTGCATAGTCACTCACTACAATTATAAAAATATTTAGGCAAAAAAAAGAGACCCCGTAGGGTCTCTCTTGATCCATCTCGAACCGAGATATTTATATCACATTAGGTTTGCAACCTGAACTCTTCTGTAATACTTGTTAGTATTAGCTGTAAGAGCACCAGAACCTTGTGTAAGACCTTGAGCAAATGGGTTAGCAACCATTCCGTAACGAGTCTTAAACCCAATTTTTGGTTGGAAGGTGTTAGGATTAATTGCTCTGACCTGCTGTAGAGGTACATATGGGCAATAGAATAATCCAGCATCATAAGGTGAAGTACCTTTGTATCCATTAACGTAGAAGTGCTTATCAGCAACGTTAGCAGAATAAGGATCAACGTAAACCTTAATCTTACCGTTAAGTGTTCCAACAAGAGTTGAAGATGTATCATCTACACCTGTCAAAGCGTTGTTACCATTAAGAGCAGGAGAGTAGTCAAGTACACCAGCCATTCCTAGAGCAGAAGCTACATCAGCAGAACAGATGAGAACGTTGCCCTTTCCACGACGAGTTTGCTGACCGATAGCGTTAGCATCTCTTTCTATCTGGAATAGAAGTCCTTTGAATTTCTCAACTGACCATCTACCATTAGAGTCAACGTCAAGGTCGAAAATACCAGCGTTAGCAGTATTGTTCTGAGCACCAGCAACAGCATTAACGTAGATAGTTCTAACAACTTCTCTGTTAATTTCAGCAAGGATCTCTGTAGAGAGAATGTTGCTTAACTCTTGCTCGGCATCAAGACCATGAATTGCTTTCAAGTCTTGAGCAAGCTCGATTGAGTACTCAGCTTTTAAAGCACGTGACTTCGCAGTAACTGTGACCTTCTCGATTGAGAAACCCATTTCTCTGAAAGCAGTAGATGCAGAACTGTCATCTAAACCTTCAGCAGTAGCTGTTGCCATTCCTTCAGCATCACCAGTCTTCTCATAAGTTCCAGCAGGGGAATCGTTAAGAAGTCCAGGGTTAGCACCTTGAGCGTCGTTAGTTGCATCTGATGCGTTAGGGTCATAATTAGAAAGACCAGTTCCAGCACCACCAGAGAAACCAGCGTTAGGCTCATTAAAGAATGCCTCACGGAAGTTACCTGAGTTAGGATCTCTTGTCTCGTTGTAGTTGGTTCTCATTGCGAAGATAAGACCAGTAGGTCCTGTCATCGGTTGAACACCCGCAATGTCATAAGCAATTAGCTTAGGCATTGAACGACGGATTAATGAAATTAGAACAGGGTCGAAACCAGCTACGGGACCTGTAGCGGTTGAACCACCACTAAATCCACCTGTTCCTGCAGTTTGAAGAGTCTCAGTAAGAATTTGTCCTTCTTCTGTTAAAGCTCTTTCTTGGTTTTCTAAGAGTTGTGCGACTACGCCTTTCTTATATGAATCACCTATCTCTGGAAGAGCATCGTGATTAAGAACGGGTGCCCACTTTTCTTGGAGTTGCTTAATGTCAGCCATTAGTTATTCCTTTTTTTAAAAAGTAGTTGTTTATTATTTGGACCAACGAGATAGTGTATCTACGTACTTAGACATAGTACCAGTCGTGGTTTCTTCTACCAAAGGTGCAGTTGCTTCTTCGGTGGGGTCAGTCTTTGCTTCTGCAACGACTTCAGCCTTCCTAGTGAAGTATGATTCCTTGATAGTTTCGACTTTCTTGCGAAAATCTGCTTCAGTTTCAAACTCAACACCCTCTGCTAATGAAACAAGCTTTTCCTTTTGGGTCTCAGCAAGTCCAGTTGCACATTCGTTCACAATTTCCATTTTAACAAACTCCCCAATTCTCTTATTTAAAGATACGTTAGAGTCGATTTGTTCGTTGAGCTTAGTCTCCATATCATTTAGCTCTTCAGCCATACCGTCTAGTAGGTTATACTTCTCTTCAGGTACAGTGAAGTTCTGTTCGATGAACAGTTTCTTTAGGCCATCGAAGAACGATTCTGCCATCTCTGTTTTAATGCCATGCTCCACAGCAAGGTTATTTTCTTCTAACCATTGCTTTGCAGCATAAGAGATGTAGTCATCGACTTTCTCAGCCAATTCTGTTTTGATCTTTTCAACCTCTTCGGTCAAGGCAGATTCATATGCCTCTTGAAGTGTTTTTGTCTCTTCATTGACACGTTGAGTTACAACCGCTTCAAAGAGTGTCTTAGCTTTCTCTCTGAATTCTTCATTTAACTCTTCACCAGCGACAAGAGCGTCAACATCTTGACTAAAGTCGTACTTGGTTTCAGAGGTCTCTTCTTTTTCTGAGATTGTTTCTTCGCCATTGTGCTCCTCACTGTCAAAGATCTTACCAGACAATCCAGCAGATACGTTACCAGTTCCAGCTCCAGACGGTTTCGTCTTAATTGACTTATCCTTTTCTACTCCTACAGGGGCAGAGGCGGCTTTACCTAAATTTGCGGTTCCTTCAGGATTACCCTTACTATCAGATCCACCAATTATGGTATCATTGGCACCAGATGTGTCAATCTTTTCTCCTGGTTTCGCTCCCTTGGTTATAGCAGCAGTGCCAGTAGCAGCGTCTTCGTTCACTGGATCCATATTATCAAGCTCTTTTGTCGAGGTCTCAGACATTGGTTCTAACTCCGTTAACATTACGTTTGTCTATGTTTATTTATAAATTATAAACTCTGCAAAAACTTAGAGAATGCGGAAACCTTCCGTTCTTGTAAGTTTATTAGAGTTGCTTCATCAATTTCTTGCTTGATTTCAGCAATAGCAGACTCTTTAAGTATGCCATTTGCCCAAACCCACTCCTTTCCTTCCATAATTCCATCAACAAAAGCATCAGGAGCTGAAGGATCTGCAACTATATCTGCAGCAGTAGCAAGCATAAAATCATCTTGAACGATATTGCAGTTCTGTTCTTGTCTAAGAGAACCCATACCTCTTGAGGATACACCAAGTTTTACACCTTCATCTAAAAGGTTCTTGGCAATCTTACCCATAGGTGTTTCGAGGATCTTCGCTCTACCTACAAAATTATTACCTTCTTCGGAAAGAGATAATATTTTATGAGAGACACGATCAAGATTAACTGAAGGTCCATCAGGATGTCCTAACTCACCAAGAGCACGTCCCTTCTGAATATGATTTTCATCATACCTTGCGACTTCTCTTTGAAGAGTTTTAAAAGGATACTTTCGTCCATTGCGGTTTTCAATTTCAGCTTGAAGAAATACACCTTCTATAAAGTGACTCTTCTTACCTTCCTTTTCTTCGGCAAAAAACTTGACGTTAGTAATTTCCTCAGCTATCAGTCTCATCTTTTGGTTCCTCTACAGGTTGTTCTTCGGTGGGTTCAAGACTTGCCTCTGGTTCTTGCTCTTGTTGAGCAATCTCACCTGCGGTAGGTGCAACCTCTGGCGGTTCTTGACCATCATATATTTTATCAATTTCATCAGCAGTTGCTTGTCCAGTTTGATCTGGATCAAATCCCCACTCTTTTGCAAATTCAACTTTCTTTTGTTGAATCATATCGTATGATGTCGCACTAATTGCATCATTAGTCGCATCAATAGCTTTAGATTTCTCATCGCTAAAGATGTGATTTACAATTGTGTTTGCGATTTCACTAGGCATAATAACCCCACTTTCTTATTTATTTAGTTAAAACTCACCTTTGCGTTGATCAGCAGGTGAAACTGCGGAATTTGTATCAGCTTCTGGTGGTGCTCCTTCTGCAGGAGCAGCAGGATCTATACCCATTTCCATAGCAGCAGCTTCCGCAGGATCCATGATTAATCCATCTGCCATTTCTTGTTCGATTTGCTTATCAATTTCCTTGATTTCAACGTCAGTCTGTTTTAGAACTTGACGACGAACATAGTCTAGAGAGAAGTATTTACCAACGTAAGGATCCATTTGATTGACTTCATTCATTCTTTCATTACGGATCTCTATCTCTTTCAGTTCTGTGAAATAGTTATCTGCAATATAATCGAATTGAATGTGCTCTTTCATTTCATCCCATTCTTCAATGGAGATGACACCCTTAAGAACCAATTGAGTTTTTAGAAGATCTGTGAATAATTCTCCAAATCTCTTACGCAATCTTGCAACAAACTTCTGGAACTTAACTTCATCACGTGTGATTTCAGCAGCACGTCCGATGTTAAATGTAGTTTCTGATTCTAATCTTGAGTTAGGAACGTTGAGTGATTTGTATAGTTTCTTCTGGAAGTACTTAACGTCTTCTAGTTCTCCAAGGTTCTGACCACCAGGTAATGTAGTAATCTCAGTTCCTCTTCCACCTTCTCTTCTAGGTAACCAGAAGTCTTCCATCATGGACATGAACTTCTTGTCATCCTTTATCTCACCAGTGTTTGCATCGTATACAAGTTTGTTTCTGTAACGACCCATTACCTCACGTAGATATTGTTCCGCTTTATTTTTGGGAAGGTTACCTACATCGATATAGAAAATTCTTCTTTCTGGTGCTCTTGATAATCTGTAGATAACAAGAGAGTCTTCAATCATTCTTAACTGATTGACTGCCTTAATTGCTTTATGCAAATGAGACAAGACCATATTCTTATTGAGATCTTGTATACCAGAGTGACAATATGTCACGGAATCAGGAGCAATTTTCATACCCTGATTTGTTGCGTTCCTTAATCCTTTTGGATTATACAGATAATATGATGCTGACTTCTGTGTGAGTTGAGTATTGAGATCAGTAGATCTGAATTCTTCTGGACGTTTTTGATCGTACTCAGTTACTTTACGTATCTTACGAGGATCGATATATCTAAGTTCTATCAATCCACCTTTAGGGTTTTTAGGATCGATTACCTTATGATAAAAAAGTCTCCCATCAACATACCATCGACGGAAGATTTCGTAAGATCTATTATCAAAATCAAGAAGACGTAGGATTTCATCGAACTCCTCACGAATTAATTTCTTAATTTTTTCAGATGCTTTTAAATTTGATAGCTCTACAGCAATAGGAACATCATCAAAGTTTCCACATATTGTTTCATTAACTACATCATCGACAGCACTATCACATTCTGGTTGTAAAACCATCTCCCTATAACGGGTGATCAATTCATACTCATTACGAACAGTACCATCCATGTCAATAGAATAGCCATAGTAACCACCACCTACTATAGGTTGTGATCCATCTAAACTATCCTTCTGAACAAAAGAAGGCCCCTTTGGAACCTTCTTTGCCCTCTCTAAACTAAATCCAAAGAGTTGCGACATTACTAAATTTCTATTGTTCCTGTTCTATTTATCAGGTTGCCTGATCATGAATTTTTGAGAGGCATATCTGTCCAGTACTGAACTTGTAGTTCAACAGTGAACTCCTCGATTGCGTCATTGTTTCCGAAGTCAAGATCTATGGCTGCGATACTTGATGGGAAGACGTTGTAGAACTTATAAGACTTAAGGATCTTAGGTGCATCACCATCCTTAATATCTCTTGCTAACTGATGAACTTGCATATCAGCGAAGTAACCTGTTGCGTCATCAGTATCACCCAAACCTTTTGCTTGAGTAAAGTTCTCATTGTATGCTTGAATAGATTGTGCCCAAAGTTCAAACGCACTTCTAAGAACGAAGTTGCTGTCGTTCTGAATTGTGATTGTCCAAGGCTCGAATGTACGATCTCCTGCAATCTTTAAAACCCTTCCCCTAAAAGGAACTTCTATTACACCAATCTGTGAAGCAGGTAAATTTGCTGCACGGACTGTAAACTTACCAGTATCAGTAATTGCAGAATTATTCAACTGTGGTATTGTTGATGGGAATGCCAAATCCACTTGGAATAGATTAGGACGGGCAAAATCTGCTGCGACTTTCGCCTTAAAATCATCAATAGTTCCTTTTTGTGCCATGATTGTTATGTTACTCCCTTGTCCTTAATATTTAGAAAAATGAATATTTTCAACATAAAAATAGCGGAGATATACTCCGCTACTCTTAATCTATGTAATTGTAATCTAGTTAGCGACTTCGCTAAATGCAACACCAGTTCTTGTAGCAACAAAACTTAGAGTGATGTAGTTAATTGTGCGAGTTGGTTTTACAAATATCTCTGCGTAGAATTCACCACGGTCAATTGACTCAGCAGGGTTATTGTCACTATCACACTTAACTAAGAAGTCAGTTACACCACGACGACCTTGAACATCACGCATGTAAGGTTCAACGATGTTGAGGAATAGACTTCTTTGTGACTCATCGTTTTGCTCGAAGAGTTGTGCCTTAGCAGCACCAGATATAACTCTCTCAATTGTCAAGAACAAACGACGTACGTTAATTCTATCAAATGCAGATGCATATCCAAGAGCAGTCTTATCACCGAATAATACAATACCCTGTCCAGGGAAAGATACAACTGGGTTTATGCGTGAAGCATAAAGTTGATCTCTTTGTAACTTATTAGGTGTGAAAGCAAGTTTAATTGCATTTCTTAGAGTTCCTCTTTGGAAACCAGCAGGTGAGAACCATGCTTCAGCAACTTCAGTTGTTTGTAAACATAGACCTGCAGTATCACCATTGCAAGGGATGTAACGATATACATCATTAAACTTGTCATAGATGTACTTGTATCCTGAGTCAAATACCATGTAAGAAGAACTTGGAAGTAAATCGAAGAACTCAATAGTATTATCTGTTGCTGTTTGTGCATTACTTACACCAACAACGTTTCCTCTACGTGGAGAAACAAATGCTAGACAATCTCTACGCTCTTCAACAATGTTTGCAATTGCAGTTATTTTAGAAAGAGCAGCACCATTATCAGCACCAGAAGGACCAGTAAGGATAAAGTCGATTGTTTGTGACTCAGGGTCAGCAACTAAATTATAAGCAGTCTCGAAGTCTGCATTAGTAACAGAGTAACTACCACCTGAAGTTGTGTAGTCTGCACCAGATGCAAGTCTGTAGTAGAATGTTGAGTTATTTTTAGAACCAACAGTTGTACGACCTACAGGATAATCAGTAGATCCATCAGCAGAACGTAGTAAGTTGAACTGCTTAGAAGCACCACTCAATCCCCAATCTCCATCAGAAGGAGTACCAGTTGCATTGAATACAGTAGCTTCATGCTTACCCCAATAGATGTAATTAGACTTTTGCTTAATTACTTCTACGTAGTAGTTAGTCTCACCAACAGATGTCTTAGCATCAGATGCTTTGGACAATCCGATGAAACGCTCAAGAACAGCACCAGCAGTACCAGTGATAGAACCATCAACGTCTGTTACAATAATGTGTACTTCATCACGGAAACCACCAGCAGCATCAACTGACTGTGAAGTTCCAGGACGTGTAGCAACGTTAATCCACTTAATACCAGGAAGATACTCACGCTCGTTATACTCAACTCTTACTGAAGTAATTGCAACAGCAGTTGAGTTAGTATCCTGAACACTATCAGCAGCAGCGAAATCTATAGATCCTTTGTTTTTAGCAATGTATAGACGACGCTCAATACCAGTAGTTGCGATAACAGCAGTATTTGCTCCTTGGGTAATTGTCTGACCATCAGCAATGATACCAGTTACACCACCAGAAGGTAGTCCAATTTCAATATACTTATTAGCTGGATCGTAAGCAAGAACATTAACAGTTTCATTTGAACCACCAATGTTAATTGTTGTAGTAGCACCAGGAGTGAAATCACCAACAACTGTTGTTACTGTTAGACGAATTGAATACTTAAATACTTTACCAGCAGCACCAGATGTAGCAGAAACTGCAGCATCTGCAACGAATTCATAATCGTTACCAGATCCAGGAGCAGGTATTACACCAATCTGATCAGCACCAGCATCAGTTACAAATACACCAATCGAATTTCCTTTGGTACCAGGAGTTCTAGCAGACCAATTCCAGTTATTATTTGAGGCAACCCAGTTAGCATCATAATCATCTAAGTTCTTAACTAGAGGAGCAGTTCCTGTATTAACAGCATTTTTTAGAGATGCTGCATTAGTTCTAATTGCTTTAAGTGAACCACCGTATGCTAAGTATTGTGATGCAGTGAACCAAAACTCATAGTTTGCATCGTTTGGTTTACCGAATTTATCTACTAGTCCTCTTTCGGTACTAATATCTACTATTTCTTCGACAGGACCAATATCGAAAGGTGCTGCTATTACACCAACGTTTGCTGTTGACAGAGTGGTAATCGTTGTCAGGTCTCTTTCCTGAACGACTACACCTGGCGATAATTGATTGGCTGCCATGTTTATAAACTCCTTGTAATTGCCTTGTCAGTTGTCTAAGATTATTTATATTTTTGAAACGTCACTGAAACTCCCACATGTAAGCCCTATCCCCGTATTCCGACAGCTTCTCCGCAACTTCCCATCTCTCTCCTTGAGCATCTACAATAACCTCATCATCCATACCATCACTGATAAATCCAAATGGTGCCATGTCCTGTTCAATATTTTCTCGCTGATCATCATAAATGCGTTGTCTAACATCGTTGTCATGCATCTCTTTAAAGTATTCTTGCATCGCCATCCACCCAAATATCACTAAACACATAGCAAGATCATCGTGACATCCATCTTCCGCTTGGAATGAATTACCCTTTTGAATAAACGTTGTCAATTCCGCAATCGTATCATAGTCGGGTATCATCAATTTATCATCTTCTATTAATGCTTTTAGGTTAGAGCAACCTACCTGCTTTACAGCAGTTGACATCTTAACTCCTAACTGAGTTTTCTTACCTGAGAACCCCTGTCCTAATTGTTGACCTGCTCTTCCTCTCATAGCAGCTTGTAATAAATTCTCGTATTCTAAATCGTATTGAATTATATCTGCTACTTGCCCACCAATATCATTTACTTCACAAAGAACATAAGCACCATTATAATTCTTAGCTACTTCAACAATAATATTAGGTAATATGATAGGTTTGATTTCATTATTCTTATACCTTGCTACCAGTCTATATGGTAACGTAGTTGTATCCATTACGCAAAATGCTGAATAATCACCACCAATACCACGAGCCACGTCAACAGTTAAGATATAATTATGATCTTCTTGGACTTGCTCATAGACTGCCAACCCTCTATTTTGTTGTATTGGTTCTTCATATGGCATGACTCTCAACTTACTTGGACTGATTAATGTATCAACTGATCCTAAGAACTCACATTCAAACTCAACTTTGAATTGTGCTTCTGATGTATTTCTTATAGTTTGTTCTTTCCATACTTCATCCCTACCAGGTATCTCAGACCAATGTACTTCTGTAGGAATATATTCATTTGACTTACGCTCTGCATCATGCCACAACTTATAGAACATGTTCATTCCATGTGGAGTGGAGATGATGATGACTTTGGTTTTTGTACCAGAAGATATAGTGGGATAAACAGAACTAAAGAATTGTTCTGCAATATGGTTAGGAACGAACGCAAATTCATCAAGGAAGATGATGTTAAATGACATACCTCGGACAGCACTTGCAGACGTAGATGCTGCTAGTATCTTTGATCCATTTTCTATCTCTAGACTACCTTTGTTCCATCCTAGTATACCCTGCTGTAACCATTTTGGTAAGTTCTCATATGATAATTGTAACCTACCTAACATCTCACGAGCAGTTGCTGCTTTGTTAGCAAGTATTGCTACGTTAACATTATCATTAAAAAGAACATACCATAGTAAGTATGCTGTAACAATAGTTGACTTACCAGACTGACGAGGAAGTTTTGCTATATTAAATCTATTGTCGTGAAACTTTTGTACCATGTCTTCCTGAAAATCATACATGGTAAAGGGTATAACACCTTCATCAAGTGATACAATTTTAATATATTCCCTAATAAAGTAAACAGGATTTTCAGCACATTTCAAATACTCAGCAATTTGTTTCTTAGTGAAGTTTTGGGAAACGTTTGCCTTCTTTAGATTAGGATTGCCTAAGTATAGTTCTTGCGTTTTACTCATTTAGTGTTCCGAATGATCTACGTATAACACGTAGTTTTTCAAGGTTCATATCTTTGGTTCCACCATCATATGCGTGAGCATACCCTTCAGTAATCATCTGTTCGTTTAATGAAACAGTATCCTCGTTAATATAGAGCCAACCAAGAAGCCTACCATACTTCCCAGTGCCACCCACAAGTTC